TGGTGATTGGTGTGATAATTTTTATGGTGAATATCAAGAAAAGAAAATCATGCGCCGTTGTATTGCACAAGCATATCACTGGTACGGTCCTAAGAAGGGACTACCTAAATTTGATGTTGGAACATACTATCCCCTGATAGGACAAGTTTACACTGAAGAGATGTTCTTGGAAGATAGTCCTCAAGAAAAGAGAGTTAAAGAAAATGTCGGAAAAAAACGCAGACGCAAAAAAACCTGATAATGTTATTAAAGGCCCTTGGAAATCTAATAGAATAAAGATTCCTGATCATGATGTGGTTGAACTTCAGCAAGATATTGCATTTATTGAGGAGTTGTCTGAAAGTGTTATGGTACAAGTTATATTTACTTTGGGCGAAAATGGAGTAGACATTGCTGAACCAGATTTCTTACAGGATATTGCATTTGTAATAGAATCCCTTAAATCAACCCTTTATCGAGAAATGGGATTACCTCACCCCCTGTCAAAAATTATACGTCTACTTTCTGACGTTACGGTAGAAGATAAATCTACAGAAAATCCAGACGGTGCGGTGAGTACACGATTTAGTATAGAGAAACTAAATGCGGCAGTGGAGAGACTAAATAATGAAGAAGATGACGAACCAGTGGCATGAAATATTTAGTCCTACTATACTAGAGACTTATGTACCACAAAGGTTTATTGATATTGTGAATGAAGTTGGAGATGATGTTCTGAGTGATAGTAACAAATCAGCACAATGGGATTTTTCTGAGAAATTGGTAGGTAAGGTATCTGCCGAAATACAGATACCTATTACTGATAAGAACACCAAAAAGTATCTTGCAGATACTATGAAAAAAGGTTGTTTAGAATACCTCAATAAAATGATTGAGTTCAAACGTGCATATGGATGGAATAAGATATCAAGTAAATCTCCTTCTATAGATAACATACATATATCACAGAGTTGGATTGTTAGTCAATACGCTGGGGAGTATAATCCTTGGCACAAACACAGTGGAGATTTTTCTGCTGTAATATACCTTAAACTTCCAGATGGTATGGAAGGTGAGTATAAGAAGGACGAAGAAGATCACTATCCATCAAATGGGTTGATCGAATTTATGTACGGTGAAGCACAAGACTTTAGAAGTGACGGTGTGAAATTTAAACCAGAGATAGGTAAATTTCTAGTTTTCCCCTCATACCTAAAACACTTTGTCTATCCCTTCAATGTACAAGGTGAACGTAGGAGCATGAGCTTTAACGCATACATGAAAGCATAAAATGATATTAGTTGATATGAACCAAATTGCAGTCGCAAACGTGATGATGCATCTTAGTATGACGAAAAAGAATACACCAGACGGTAGTATGGTTCGTCATATGATACTTAATTCTCTACGAATGTACAGAACTAAATTTAAACAAGAGTACGGAGAACTTGTTCTCTGTTACGACTCTAAGCATTACTGGCGTAGAGAAATATTCCCCCAATACAAAGCAAGTCGTAAGAAGACTAGAACCGAATCTACTAAAGATTGGGATTCTATCTTTGAAGTCTTAAATGCTATTAGGGATGAACTTAAAGATATTTTCCCATATAAATTTCTGGAAGTGTATGGTGCCGAAGCAGATGATATCATCGCCGCACTATGTGGTGAGTTGGAGTTCGACAACGGTAAGACGTTGATCCTGTCAGGAGACAAGGATTTCATTCAGTTACAGAAATTTAAGAATGTAACACAGTTTAGTCCTATCACCAAGAAATTTGTTAATGGTGAAGACCCTGTAGAATATCTTGCAGTTCATATTTTAAAGGGTGATACAAGTGATGGTATACCCAATGTACTATCACCAGATAATACTTTCACGGATGGGTTGCGTCAACGTCCATTGAGTAAAAAGAAGATTGACGCATGGGTAGACAATGACATACATGATGTTCTACCGAATGATGAAACGATTAGAAACTATCAGCGTAATGAAAAATTGATTGACTTAGACCAATCTCCAAAAGAGTTGTTCTTAAAAATTCTTGAAGACTTTCATGCCGCACCAGAAGGTGATCGTAGTAAACTACTAAATTACTTTATACAAAAGAGACTAAGTAGTCTCACCGAATCCATAGGAGACTTTTAAAATGGCGGACAATTATCAACCCCTAATGTCAGAAATCTTAGACAAAGTATCTAAGCTGAAAACCAAGAAAGAAAAGGTTGCACACTTGCAACAGTACAATAGCAATGCACTACGCATGGTTATTAAATCTTCATTTGATCCCAAAATCGAATGGGATCTTCCAGAAGGAGATGTTCCATATAAAGCCAATGATGCTCCCGAAGGGACTGAACATACCATGCTGATTAGTGAAGCAAGGAAGTTGTTTCATTTCATTAAGGGTGGAAACAATCAAATTAACGGCATGAAACGTGAATCTATGTTCGTGCAAATGTTAGAGGGATTGAATGAAAATGAAGCGACACTCTTGATCGCTGCAAAGGACAAGTCACTACATCAATTGTATAAGGGACTGTCTAAGAATGTGGTTATGGAAGCTTTTAATTGGGATGATAACTTCATGGTTATCGAGCAGGAACAATATCTTGCAACTCCCGGCTCTGCTTCGGGGGTTTAAATGCTAATAGAAGATGATGTAAAATTTGACTATTCAGATGTGCTAATTCGACCCAAGCGTTCAACACTTACTTCACGGTTTGATGTTGAAATGGAGAGAACATATAGCTTCTACCATAGTCAGAAGAATTGGACTGGCGTACCAATCATGGCCAGTAACATGGACACTACAGGTACGTTCAAGATGCATAATGCATTGAGTAAGCATAAGATGGTTACTTGTATTGCTCGACACTATAATAAAGACTATAGTAATTGGGCAGATAAAGAACATGAACTATCAAAGCTTCGACTAATGCATTCTTGTGTAATGTCTGGTATATCTAAACAAGAACTTACTGAATTGGTGCATATTGCGAAGCGGTATTCAGTATCATTTGTAGGGTTAGACGTTGCAAATGGATATACAAAGAACTTTGTCGAAGCAGTTAGTTATGTGAGAAAAAGTCTTCCTGATGCTACTATCATCGCTGGTAACGTGGTTACTGGTGATATGACATCAGAACTACTTATGGCAGGAGCAGACATTATTAAAGTTGGTGTCGGCCCTGGCAGTGTGTGTACGACTCGTATTAAGACAGGTGTTGGGTATCCTCAATTGAGTGCTGTTATCGAATGTGCTGATGCAGCACATGCTATCGGGGGACATATTATTGCTGACGGTGGTTGTAATTCATCTGGAGATATAGTGAAAGCATTTGCCGCTGGTGCAGATTTTGTTATGATTGGTGGAATGCTTGCTGGACATGATGAGTGTGACGGTGAACTTGTATTTGAGGATGACGTAGAAGAACCTGTAGGTATGAAGTTCTATGGAATGGCATCTAATACTGCAATGGAACGTCATGGACACCCGAATCGTGAATATCGTGGAGAAGAGGGTAAGACTGTTACTGTACCCTACCGTGGTGCAGTGGACTATACCATACTAGATATTCTAGGTGGTGTACGCTCTGCCTGTACTTATGTAGGTGCAAAACGATTAAAGGACTTGACAAAATGTGCCACGTTTGTTAAGGTTAGTAATACACACAACCGAATATATGAATAGGAGTATTGATGCCATTAACCCGAAAGCGTGTCATTTTTGACCGTGATGGTGTAAGACCATATATGGTGCGATTACACCTATTGTTTAGAGAAAAATCTGATCATTTGGAGAGGAATGTAAAAGTACCATTTAATGCGTATATCCATAAGATCCTACTGTCAGATGAACCCATACTTCACGACCACCCTTGGAATTGGGGTACAGTCATCATTAAAGGGGGGTATTACGAACATACCGAAAATGGAACCTTTTGGAGAGGACCAGGCAGTATCAGAACCCGAAAATCTACTGATATGCACTGGTTAGAGCTCAAGGACGGAGAACCATGCTGGACACTGTTCTGGCACGGATATCGCCGCCGTACTTGGGGGTTTAAAACTGAAAATGGATGGATGAATTATCGAACTTTTTTAGAGAATCGTGCAAAATCAAAGACTTAGCATGTACGATTCTTCTTGACAAAACATGCATGAGTATGGTATGATCTATGTATAATGAGAACTAACGAGGAGATGAACACGATGACTAAGCTTGAAGAGCACCTTGAGATGACGAAGCTCACTAAGATGGATGAGATGATGCTCATGATGGAGCAACTCGCTGAAGATGTGAGGGGACTG